ACCTGGTTATTACCAGTTAATACTTTAAAGTTTGGTAAAAATCTACGCATAGCTAAAAACACTTCACTTTGATCTTTTTGTAAAGAAAAACTAAAAGACTCAACAAAAGATGTTAAAGCTGTTGTACTGCCATCTGGATTAATTTGGTCTGTTCCTATTTCGTGTTCAAAAAATACAGTTTGACCTAAACCTGTCTCACCTTGAATAACAGGAAATGTCCCTGTGTTAGAACTATTAAACGCTGTTGCATATGGTTTAGGGTATACTAATGAGTCAATCCAAGTTGTTCTCATTGCATTTGTATTTGTAGCTGTGTACCAATTACCCATAGGTAAATTAGCATTATCTTGTCCATAATTATAAACCACATATCTATCATTAAATGTAGCGTTAGCCGTAGGGTACCACCAAATAACTTCTGTAAATAGATTATTAATACCCGCACAAATTTGTTGTCCTTTTGTAGTGTCAATGTCATCATAAACATAATCTTCAACAGAACAAGGTAAGGTGTTTACGGTACCATCAAAAGAAAAGAAACCGTTATTACCCATCCAGTATGCAACACCATCAATTTCAATAGCTGCGTTTTTACCAATGAGTCCACAGTTTGTACCAACTTGTTCAAAGCCAAATGTAAATGGAGCTCCTACAAATTTCATTGCATACAATGCATTATCAGTCCAAACTAGAATATTTTCCTTTGCAACCAATGCACCCATAATTTTTGTACCATCTTGTAATCTTTGTGTGCCTGCTGTGTTTGTAGCCTCTGGTGTATAATTATTTATATCTTCATCAACGGAGAATCTAATAAACATATCATCTTGAGTTGTTGGTGTGCCTATTGTTACTTCTGTTCCAAAATGAATTAAGTGACGTGTTGTTGGTGATATTAATGTAACTCTAGTTGCAGTTGGATTGTTTGTTGTTTCAAATCCTGATGTAGATGTAGATGCTCTAACTCCTGTAGGATTAGCAGCTCCTGCATTCCACGTAAAAGTTTTACCATTTGCAATTGTTGCAACAAGAACTTCACCAAAATTACTTAATGACCAAAGTCCTGGTTCAAGAGTTACAGTTGATGCCTGCACCGCACTACCAAACCCAGTAAAATTAGTTGCGTTTTGAGTTACGGCACCACTACTATGTGCTTGTCCGTTTGATGTACCAGCAGTTGCCGTTCCATTGGCACCTCTAGTAATGCCTAAAAATTGTGTAGAACTTTTTGATGTGTATGTAATTAATTCACTATCTACTAAAATAGTACCGGCAGCATCAAAACCAGTTGTAGAGACTACAGTAACCGCGGTCCCCGATCCACCTGTACCAGCAGTGTCCGCGTTCAACGATCCATTTAAAGTTGTTTGTGCAACACCAGTAATTGTTCCGCCATAGTTTCCAATACCAAAACCATAACCATAAGATTGAGCAGCAGGACCCACCACCTCATATGGAGTAATAGTTACTGATCCACCACTAGATGATGAGCCAGCAGTCGCTGCTTGTATAGTTAAAGTTGTAGAAGTTGGAACTGATAAAACTTGAAAGTTTATATCATTAAAAGTTGCTGTTGTTACGCCCGTCGTACCACCTGGTAAAGTTGTGGAGCTTAATCTAATTATGTCTCCTACAGCAATTCCGTGGTCCGCTGATGTTGTTAAAGTTACAGTGGTTGTGCCATTAAAAGTAAAAGTTGCACCTGTGATTGCAGTCGCAAGAGGCGTTATATCAAATAACTGACCTTCAAAATATAAGAGTAAAAATTTATCTGTGCCAAGAGCTACATATCTATTGCCATCAGTGTCAACAAAAGCATGTTGTTTTCTAGCTACACCTACAATAGTGTCTGTTAAAAGAGAAGACCAACCACCTACTTTTTCTGGTAGGCCATATCTAAATCTTACGTTATCTGAATCTACCCAACGACCTTCTGCTCCAACTGAAGTATCTTGTTTGTCAATTCCAGGAGCAAACTTAATTTTCGTAAGCATATGTTACTCCTATGTAGTTTGGTTGTATACGTATTGCCAACCTTTGGTTGAGTTTGTAAATCTTAACTTAATAGATTGATTGTTGCTTGCTAAATCTAAGTTAGAAGCTGCACCTCTAATATTAGATCCATTTCTATCCAGAATTACTTTGTTAGTTCCAAAACCTCCTCCAGATGTTGATACATCCATAATACTTACTTCATCTCCCATAGTTGGTGATGCAGGTAAAGTAATTGTAACTTGAGCGTTGTATGTGTCTATTAATAAATTATCTCCAGCTACTGCAGTGTATGCAGTAATAGAACTAGATGAAATTGCAAAATTACCTTTTTGTAAAATATCTAATCTTGCGTCTGTCCCATCAGAATGAATCAACATCGTTGCTCCAACAGGAACTGCTATTGGATTTGATGATCCAGCCGTTTTAATACTTAACGTATATTTATTAGCTGTAGTTCTATCAGTTGCATCTTGTACTATGTAGACTCTAGTGGCTGTGCCACCAGTTGTTGATGCAGGTATAATTAAATTAACATTACCGGTCATTGTGCCAGTAAGTTTTAAATAAAGATTTTTACCATCAGATGTTGCACCATCTGATAAAAGTAAAGTTTTATCAGAACTAGATGTCATTGGTACATTAACTACACCTGTTGCTGATTGTTGTAATATTTGTAAATTAGTATTTGTAATACTTCCCCATAGACCAGCTTTTTCACCGGTTGCGACTAATTCTAATGCTAAATCTGTTGAAAATGTTGATGCCATATTAGTAAGGTTTTATTGGTGTCCAAACCATTGTTGCTCCTGGTATAATTTCGTTCCACGTAATAACACCTACTTCGCCTGTTCCTAATGTCATAGCCGTAGCAGGTGCTTCTATACTCGCAGTTCCAACAATACTAACAGATCCACTACTTATAATCAAGTTGTTTCCAGAAGCCGCAACATTAGCATCTGCACTAACTGTAACGTTCCCCGTTCCTAAAGTTAGCGGTGTTTTTGGTGCTGTAAGATTTGCTGTACCAACTATTGTTACTGTTCCAATACCAAGTGTTAATTGATTACCAGTTATATTTTCTGTGACTGAATCAGCTGAAATATTAGGATTACCTATATTAGCAATTAAGTTGTTACCTGTTGCTATAATTGTTACATTACCATCAGTGGTTAATGATGCAAAAGGTGTTTCGGCAAATGAAGCAGTTCCGAAGAGCATCTATTATGCTCCTACTTCGAGAATAGTAAGCATACTGTAAGTTTGAGAATTATATCCACTAAATTTAGTGCTATTAGAACCAGTTACAGCAGCTTGACAAGAGTATGTAATGGCTGATGCTGTTGAAGGTGAATCTAGCCAATCATAACTAAAGTAGTCATAAAAATTTGCAGCAGCATCCATATATCTTAAATAATTACCGTTAGTCGGAAAAGCATTTATATCAGTAGACGCACCACCAGATATTGCTCTTACAATTTTTAAATTAAATCCTTCAGCTCCTCCAAATGAAGAGTAGTGTATTTTTGGCATTAATAAAAATTTGCTAGATGATGAGGTAGGTGTTACTGCTTGTGATAAACCTATTGCTGTATATCCATCCGCTTGTGCTATATCTACTGCTGTGTTTGTTTGAGCTTGATATGCATTTAAAATCTTACCTGGTGAAAAACTAGATGCACCTGTGCCACCATTAGCCACTGGTATTATTCCTGATATTGCATTTGCTCCGCCTAGTCTAGTTATTGCCATTATGATCTAAATGCCTCTATTTCGTCGTCTGTTAATCCTAAAGCTTTTAATTTAGCATCTGCTGATGCTTTGTCATTAATTTTTTTTGTTGCTTCATCTGCAATTTCTTGTTCAACAGTTGGTATCATTGATTTAATATCTTCCTTAGAGATGGGTGTTCCTTTAATCCAATCTATTTCGCAAGTATCAATATTGTCTCCTTTTATAATAACTTCTGCATTAGGATTTATTTTAAGTATTGCTTTTATTATTATCATCCTGCTACCTCCAAAGCTGTAATTGTTGATGTTGCATTATTTACAGAAATATATCCAAGACCAGCAGCTACTTTGACATAAACTGAATACTCCGTTGCAGAAGTAGTTGAAGGAGTATCTAAAAAATTCATAGCAACAGATGATCCTAGATTACTTCCACCATTGTAAGTTCTGACAAATCCTGTAGAGCTATCACCTAAATTTGTCGTTCCTCTATAAATACTATAATACATCGATGTAGCAGTTGTATCGTTGAAAGCTGCAATTTGGGTTAAAATTAAAATTTCT